TGTAAGAGTTTTAATTGTAGGAGGTGGTGGCGGCGGTGGTTCTGATATGGGTGGCGGTGGCGGAGCTGGCGGGTACATAGCAGCAAATTCTGTATCTATAATAGGGTTAGTTGAATACACAGATTATCCTATTATTATTGGTGCTGGCGGTGCTGGTGCACCAGCTGGAACGATTGGCCCAGCAGGAACCAACGGACAAAATACTACTGCGTTTGGTTTAATTGCTATTGGCGGTGGCGGCGGTGCTAGTGATCACGATTCAGCTGCTTATCCAGCAGGCAATGGTGGTAGTGGCGGTGGCGGTAGTGGCGGAAGGGGAAGCGGCACTCCTACTTATGGTAGCCTTGCTGGAACAGGTACAATAGGACAAGGATTTGACGGTTCTCCTTCAGGAACAACATGGTATCCAGGTGGTGGCGGCGGAGCAGCTGCGCCAGGCGCAAATACTCCAGGTGATGGAGGCGCAGGTTTAGCTAATGATATATTAGGAACAAATTATTTTTGGGCAGGTGGCGGTGGTGGTGCTGGTTATTCGGGTCGTGCTGGTAATGGTGGTGCTGGTGGTGGAGGCGGTGGTGGTCCTAAAGTTAGTGGCGGCGGATTAGGTAATACACAAGGATTAAATCCTGGAAGTGACGCTACTGTAGGCACATTAGTCTCACAAACAAACGTACCTGGTGGTAATGGAGGTACAAATACTGGCGGTGGAGGCGGTGGTGGTAGTCACTATGATGCGACTAATAACGGCGGTAGTGGAGGTTCTGGAGTAGTAGCTATTAGATATGCGGGTCCATTAAGAGCAAGTGGTGGCACAATAATGTATTCAGGAAACGATGTTATTCATTTGTTTACTAGTTCTGGCATATTTAATATTACAGGAGGTTCAGATGGATAAACATCATAAAGAAATAGCATTAACAAAAATTAACGGAGAAAATAATTATGGCACATTTTGCAAAAGTATCTAATGGTGTAGTGACACAAGTTATTGTTGCTGAACCAGAATTTTTTAATACATTTGTAGATTCTTCGCCCGGAGAATGGATACAAACTTCATACAATACCCGTGGCGGTGTGCATTATGATCCCAATACCAATACGGCATCACAAGATCAATCAAAAGCATTGAGAAAAAATTATGCTGGTATTGGTTATACATATGATGCTCAAAGAGATGCATTTATTCCTCCCAAACCATATGCATCGTGGACATTAAATGAATCATCTTGCTTATGGGAACCACCAACTCCATATCCAAATGATGATAGAAGGCATATTTGGAATGAACAAACAACTTCTTGGACTGTTGTAGAGTAATAAAAAAGGTTAAAAAATGGCACTAACAAGAATTAATACAGATATGTTGCAGGATAATTCTGTAACATCATCCAAATTAAATGCAGAGATAGGATTAAGTGGTTTATTTTTAGATAAACAATTTAATTATCCTGGACAATTGCAAATATCCACAGGATCAGCACGTTGGTGGTCACAAGGAAATACATCAATCGAAAGAGTTAGAGCTCAAGTTTCTTTAGCGCCAACAGGTTCTCCAGTAACCATAGACATTAAAAAAAATGATGTATCTGCACAAACAATTTCAATATCATCTGGACAAACCACAGCGCAAATAAATACATCTATTACCACAGTTAATGGTGATTATATAACAATTGATTTAACTTCAGTTGGCACAACAACAAAAGCAGAAAATTTAGTTGTAAGTTTTTTATATAGAAGGACTTCAGTATGACAGACTGTTTTAAAGTAGAATTTCATTCAGACACCACACTAATGGTATATGAAAAAGGTACTGCGTGGGATGGTAGATTGGCACTTATACAACCTTTTAATCCACAAACAGGAAAACCTTGGTCTAATGAACAAGAAGCACTTGATTGGTGGGAAACAGTCAAACATCAATATGTACCTCCTGTGCCGGTGATCATTGAAGAAGAACAATCTCAGGAAGAATTAAATGGCTAAATTTTTAACTACTAGAGTTGCAACAAGATATTCAACTATTTGGGAAGATCCAGATACATCAAAAAATCGTATTTGGATTGACAACTATGGTTACGATAAAACCACTTTGAGCCCACGACCAGGTGAAATGTGGTACTGGCAAACACGAGCAAACACATACAATACTAGTACTGATTATGATAACTATGGTCCAGTTCAACTTGCTCAAGGAATTGATGGTACTGCATTTTCAGCGTCACAAAATGATATTTACTATATGCCAGGAATTTTTAATACTTGGCAATGCAGTTTAGATGAACAAGAAGTACTGCCCACTTTAGTTTGGAGAACAACAGCTCGAAACGGAAGAACAATTGCAACATATCCAAGATCAATAACTACCAACGAAACTACAGGTGATTGGTGGTGCGGTGAAGATATGAATACTAGAGCTCAAAGTTGGAGACAAGCCGATACCGCACAATATTGTCATTTATTTGAACGCACCGATCAATTAAACTTTAATGCATTATCTTGGTCTTATTCTGGTACAACAATTACAGTTAACTGGAATGCTCACGGTTTAATGCCAGGAGATACTGTTACTATTAGTGGTTCTACTGCAACAACTAACGCTCCAAATGGACAATGGATTATTAATACTGTTGCAACTAACTCATTTACATTTATTGCAGGATTAACACCGACAGGCACAGCTGGCGGCACAATGAATGTAATAGCTGAATGTCGTTCTGCTTTTGGTTTTGAAACTGAAAACGGTACTCCAATGATGCGGCTGAATGTGTTAAAAGGTTATCAATGGACTTATGATGACAACTCAGCAACTGCTGGCGTTAGCCGACCAACATATACCACATTAAACTCCAGCGATTGGAAGTTTTATATGGGCCGTGATGATTATTTTATGTATGTTTTACAAATGGCTGGTGGAACAACTAATGCTTATACAGTTAACAGATATTACATTCAAAGAGGTGCTGGTTCAGCCACAACAATTATTTCTGCACAAACACCAACAAATGCTGGAAGTTCAATTATACCAGCATTTCCAAGCAATATAAGACATGATACATCAACAAGAAAAGTATTTTATTCTGGTCATTACAATACTGCAGGCATATTAACACCGATGCGTTTAGTTTGGACAAAAGGAACAAGTAATGTTGCTTTTACTCCAACAAATATGACATATGCAACAACAACAATAACAGTAACAAGAGCAAATCACAATTTTAAAGTTGGTGATCCTATAGCCGTAACTGGTGTAACATCTACAACAAATCCACCAAATGGAAATTATTTTGCTGTTGCTTCTGTTGCAAATAATAACGTATTTACATTTACTGCATTAGCAACACCAACAGGTACACTTGCATTTGCTTCAGCAAACGTTTCTGGTGTAACAACAACACTAGATTCAGCAAACGTTATTGTTAAAAATGATTGTACAATTACGTATCCAGGTGTAAGTTCATTTACTACATATGCTAATATTGCAACAGCATCTTCGTGGAACACAAGCGGTATCAACAATTGGTGGTGCCAGCCATATCAATTTACAAACAATGGAAATAATTATATAACTTTTACAGTTTCAGATTCTTTCTATTATTCAAGCACAACAAGATTTCCATCATTAAAATCAAGAACATGGATGACATATAGAATTGATTCTTCAAATGATGCAAGTTTAATTTTCCATAGTGCAATTAATTTTCCAACAGTAACAGATTTTCCATTGAGTTGGGCACCGTACGGAGCCAATACAACATACCAAGATCGTGTTTTAGTTTTTGGAACAAATGGCACAGGAGTTTTAAAATTTAATGATAGAACTTTTGAATCTGAATCTTGGTCTTATGCAGCAAATACAGATGGTTTAAATACTGCAACAATAACTGTAAATAAAACTGCTCATGGTTTAAGTGTTGGTGACAGTATAACAACAGCGAGTTCGACAGTAACAGGTTCTAATCCTCCTAATGGTGTATTTAAAGTATTTCGTGTTGTAAGTTCCAATGCATTTACTTTCATCACAGATACTAGCATGAGTGGATTGCCTACTGGTACTCCTGGTGATAACATGAGCGTTAGATTAGGATGGCAAGGTAAATATAGAAATAATATTCGCACCAGAGGTTACGGTGTTGATAGCACAAATAGACTTTGGTTAACATCTAGAAACAGCACAGTTGGTCGTATTACCATTCATCTACTAAGCGAATCAATACCATCATCTGTAAATATAAGGCTTCAAGATTATGATACATCAGGAACAGATGATACAAAATATATCTATTCTGGTTCGGATATTAATACAAATCTTTATGTTGATGTATATAATAGTGTAGATGAAAGAATTGCAACAGAATTAGTATTATCTATAACAGGCGATACTATGAGATTTGCAGATGGTGATTATTATACTAAAACAATAACAACTAATTCTTCTGCAACATTAGCAGTACCTGTTGTGATTACTGGTGCAGGCAGAAATTCTGTTTCTGTTTCAAAAGTTCTTTAAGGATTAAAAATGTCAACAGTAAGATTATTAAATGCAAAACAATATGGAGCTGGTAATTTTATAGTAGAAGATCCTGATCCTTCTAAAAATAGAATTTTTTTAGAAAATCAAGCTTTTGATGTTGACACTTTAACTGCAAGATTTGGTGAATTTTATAATGTTAATGATACATCAAATCAACAATCATCAGCTCTACCTTTAGCTGGTTATTATCAATATCCACAAGTTTATACACAAAATAGATTTGCTTTCTTTTTAAATTATGTAACTAGAGCTGCTGCAACAGAAGCTGCACCAGGACACTCTGATAATTGGTTTGTATGTTTAGATTATGACAATTACAAACCAAATTATTATATGAAGTCTTCTACGGGTTTAATTGTTGGTCAATATTATAATGCTTATACATCTACAAATGCCAGAGGTGATACATTTGTTGGAAATGATTTGTCAAAAATTCCATCATTTAGAGACTCTGTTAGTCAAACATATACATTATTATTTTTTGAAGATCCTAATGAAGCAAATCATTTTTGGAGCGTTAGAAGAACAGCAAGTAGCGGTATGATTTTTGGAAAATACAAAGTTACTCCATCATCAGTTACATTTACCGCACAGAGAACTACTAATAGACAATGTTTCTTTATGGGTAAAAATGAAGATGATACAATGATGGTTGCTGAACATTATGCTCCATCAGGAAGTTTAGATATCTACGAATATAATATGGTTGATGCTCAAGCACCAACAGCAAAATATGTTTTTGCAAGTGATGCCACAAACCAATATTTTTATCAATATCCAAGTAACATTCGACATGACGCAAAATATAGTAAAGTGTTTTACCAAGCTTGTTGGCAACAAGTATTTGGAGCTTGGGATGCAACATATCGTGAAGAAGAACAAAAATTATTATTTTATCGTTACAATTGGAATCCAAAAACAAAAGAAGTAATTCGTTCTAATTGTACTTTAGTATTTCCTGCTGGAACAGATTCAACTGATTACATAACCAAAGGCCATGTAATTACAACAACATCTCCAACTGCTTTTTATAGCCAGTATGATAATCCATTTTTCTACAAGCCACACCAAATGCAGGTCGGTAACAGAAGATTTGTAACTCTATTGTTTGCTGATCGATCTGGTGGTACTTATTGGTCAGAGCATTGGGCTTTTTATAGAACAAGACGGCGTAACCGTTGGATTACATTTGAAATAAATCAAAACGATGATACTATTTTAACATATCATAGTGTTATTGATTGGGAAAACCCTAGAATGGTGCCTCGTTATTATATGCCAATCAATACAAGTGGTACACAATTGTTGGTAACAAGAGGTGAAAATTGGACAGGTACCTTATCTTTTAATGTTGATAAAGGATGGGTTGCTCACAATATTGTTCCAGTAACAGCAACTGCTTTTGCGATTGATTCAACAGGAAGAATATATCTTGTTTCAAATTCATTAGGTTCTCAATATGAAACTGGCGTAAACCTTTATGATTATGGTGAATCAGAAGGTTTTTCAGTTATTGATATTTACAATCCAAGCAAAATTTCTTTGGTAACAATAACTCCTCCAGCAAATACATATTTAACATATAGTGGAACAAATTTAAGTTCTAATGTAACAGTTAGTGCGTGGAATTATAATAATGAAAGAATGAATGTTGCGGTTAAATTGGTTATATCTGGAAAAAATATGATGTTTGCAAATAACAATTCTCAACAAATAACATTATACACTTCAACTGATGGACCTATTACTGTACCTGTTACAATAACAGGAAGTGGTATGCCAGTTATAACGGGTAATGTGGTTATTTAAATGGCAAAAAATTTAATTCCAAATATATTTTTTGATTCAAAAAGAATAGTTAGTGATACACCTTGGGAACACTCGGCTTCTTCTTTTGGCACACAAAAAAAGAAATATACAACATATTCAGATGAAATTTCTGTTAGTTTAATAAATCCATTAACAGATTTTGCCAATGACTGTGTTCAATTTCATTCTTTGGTTTGTGATGAAATTAATTTTTCAATTACTGATTTCACAACAAACACAACAATAAATATTGCTACTGAAACATTTGAAGGTACAAATTTTTACCCTGACCTCATGATGCCTTTTTTTGTTTCAGGTGGAGGAAATGCAAGTTTATATGAAGAAATAGAACCAGATTTAAAATGGGGATTTCAATCTACAATATTTGAAGGTAGATATGCATATCCCGAAAGTGATTATACTTGTTTAGATGAAATTCAGTTTACTATTGCTGATACCAATGATTATGGTGTTTACACAGGAAATACCGTAACACTCACAACAGTTCCATTTTGGAGTTAGAATGCCGTTATTATGTACAATAAAACAATATGGTGTTTATGGATATATTTTAGAAGATCCAGATCCATCATATAAAAGAATTTTTATTGAAAATCAAGCTTATGATTTAAGCACTTTAATTCCTAAAAAACAATTTTTTCAATTTCAAAGTTCGACTGAACAAGTAACTTCAACCAATGTGATGAGTGCAAACTTTTATGAATTTGCACCTTGCGATACCAATGGAAAATTTGGAACATCTTGGTCTGATACCAGAACTGCATGGTATGGTGGCATAGGAAAAACAGATCCATGGTTATTATGTTTAGATTATGATTATACTCCTAGAAGAATATTTTTTGATGATGAAACTGATACACTATATTTTCATTATTACAGAGATATAAGCACAGCAGATATTAGAGCTGATTGGTGGCAAGCAAAATCATTAACAAGCACACCAATATACACCAGCACAACACAATCATACCTTATTACTCCATTATATAAGTGGAGAACAACAAAAGAAAACAAACAAGGAAATGCTTTAAGTGTTGTGGCTTTTAATCATGATAATAATGCAACAAATATTGCAAGATTTACTTATACTCCTGGTGCTCTATCAACATATACAAATATATTATCCACAACAATACCATTTTTAATTGGTTTTGATGACAATGGTGCTGGATTTTTTATTAACTATAGTATATCAACACACAATTATGACATCTATCAAATTAATGCTGATGTAGATATTACATATGCCAGTTCAATTTTAAAGACTGTTACAGGTCAAGGACTTTCTAGTGTTTGTTATCAACTTCCAAGTAATATAAAACATAGTTCCGACACAAGAAAAGTATTTTATTCTGGACATTGGAATGCTTCAAGTGTCTTATCTCCAAAAATAATTATTTGGGATAAAAATACAAATTCTTTTTATGATGCTAACTGCACAATGATTTATCCTGGTGCAAACACGTATTCAAATTATGGCGCACCACCAACAAGTGTTTCTTACACTGCTGACGCAAGCAATAATTGGTGGATGAAACCTCACGTATTTCAAAAAGACAGTAATAATTATATAACATTTTGTACTTCAGAAAAATCTATTCATGCATTTCCCACAGAAAGATGGAATGCTTCACAGTTACAAAGAAATTGGATAACATATTCAATTGGTTCTGCAAATAATGATTTTATTTTAACATATCACAGTCATTATTCTTGGCCAACAGCTATAGAAATGCCAAGAGCTTGGGCACCAATATCTCGTTCTGGTGATAAAATTATAGTTATGCAAACAGGTAGAACTTCTTCAATGGAGTTTAGTGTTGCAAATGGATGGCAAACAAGAGTAACGCAAGATATTGATGCAAGATCATATGCAATTGATTCTACCGGTAGAATATATTTAATGACAAGAGGACAAGCAAGCGCAAATCAAACATCAACCACAGCAGACAATATAAGAGGAAATGGTTGGAACGAAGCTCATATTTTTGATCCTACATTAAATATAAAAAATGTAAATATCAATATTGCAAATACTTTAGTATCTTTTAATGCTGCTTCTGGTGATCCTGTAGAATCTTATTTAAATGTTTCAGCTGAAAATAAAAAAACATTAACTACGTATTCAACTATTGATAGATTTAATCCCTATCCTTATGCGCCTTATAATAACGGTTACTCTGTTTGGTTTCAATCAGCAAATTCAGATAGAATAACATCATCTAACAGTAACGATTTTAATTTTGGAACTGGTAATTTTACAATTGAATTTTATTTAAAATCAATTACTGCATGGACTTCTCAAGCAGCCAACGCTGGCATAGTAGGACAAAGATCAGCTTCCTCTGGTACACAACATCAAGGATGGCAAGTTTTTAGAAACGCAGCAAGTACTGATAGAATGTCATTTAGATTTGCTAGTGCTGCAATTTTTTCTAGCACAGGAACAGTTGATATTCAAAATGCTTGGCAACATTGGGCTATTGTTAGAAATAATGGAGTAATTACTTTTTATCGTGATGGTGTTGCTTCTGGAACAGTTACAGATTCATCAAGTATTTACGATTTTACAGGACAATTTCAAATTGGATTTAATCAAGCTGATAGTGCTTATTATAATGGTCACATATCCAACTTGAGAATTTGTAAAGGATTGGCAGTATACACAGGAAACTTTACAGTACCAACTTCTGCGTTACAGTCAACACAATCATCTGGAACAAACATTTCAGCAATCACAAATCAATGTGTATTTTTAGGTTTAAATTCAAATATAATTGAAGATAATAGACCTTTTTCTTCTGTGTCTTTAAAATTAACATCATTAAATAACGACATAAAATTTTATCACGGTCTTGCAAATTTAAGAAATGAAATTACCGTAATAACATCCACAACACAGCAATCAAATGTTCCAATATCAATATTAGGTTCAGGCCCCCTGTACATCAAAGCAAGTGGCACGATAGGACCAACATGGATTACACCGGCAGGAGCATTATTTTCAAGTCCTGTTTATGAGACACAAACTATATCAACAACCATTGAAACTTTTGGTGATACTCCAATAGTATATTCATTAGATTCTGGTAATTTACCAAACAATGTCACACTTAATGTTAGCAGTGGTTTAATTTCAGGAACACTTCCTTATGAAAATACTTCTAATACTTACTTCTTTACAATAAAAGCTACTGATGTTAATGGATATTATTCTACAAGACAATTTAGTATAAGAAATAACACAGAAAGAATAAATTGGGTAACTCCATCAACAAATAATTATATTCTTGATGTTTTATCTGATACGAATTTTTCTTATTTAATAAATGCTTATGGTGTTTTATCAAATACAATTACATATACTGTAACAGGAACATTACCTAATGGTATAAATTTTTCGGTAGATACTCTATCAGGAAATACTACAGACATTTCATTCTATTCAACTATAAGAATTACAGCAAAAACAGATACTCTAACAAAAAGTAACACATCAAATATCTATGTCAATTTAATTGCTTCTCCAACTTTTGGTGGAAATACAACATTAACAACAATTGATGGTATTAATTATAAAACGCACACTTTCACATCAAGTAATACACTTACAGTCACAAGTAATATATCAAAAACTGCAAACGTTTTAGTGGTTGCTGGAGGTGCAGGAGGTGGACTAGGTGGAGGTGGAGCAGGAGGATATAGAGAAACAACAATTGATTTTGCAAATATAAGTAATAACCTCACTATTGTTGTTGGTGCTGGTGGTTCTGCCAATCAGTCAGGATCAAACTCATCTATAACATACTATAGTCCATCACTAGTCGAATTTACAGCAACAGGTGGTGGCAAAGGCGCACATGATCTATCGCCTGGAAATTCTGGTTCAAGAGGAGGATCTGGCGGTGGTGCTATGAGAAGATATAGTGGCACTAGTTCTGGTGGAGTTGGAAATTCAGGAGGTTATTCACCGGTTGAAGGTTATTCTGGTGGAAACGCAAGTTCTGGTAGAGTAATTGGTGAATCGGTTTATGCTGCAGGTGCTGGCGGTGGCGGAGCTTCAGCACCGGGAGCTAGTGCCACAGCGAATTTTCCTACTGCTAGTGCTGGAAAAGGTGGAGATGGAAAAACTTGGATAGATGGCATAACCCGTGGCGGTGGTGGCGGTGGAGGAATACAATCAAATGGTGCTGGAAGCGTTGGACTAGGCGGAGCTGGTGGAGGTGGAAAAGGTGGAATAGCTGCAAATACAGCAATTGCTGGCCAACAAAGCACCGGCGGTGGTGGCGGCGGTGGATCATCAAATGTTTCTCAACCAGGCGGTTCAGGTGTTGTTATTATTCGTTATTCATTATAATTTCAACAACATAAATACCCTAATAATAGGGAGTAAAATATGCCTGCCGTTACTGATAGAAAAACTTTCAAAGACTATTGCTTACGCAGATTAGGATTTCCAGTAATTGAAATAAATGTCGATGACGATCAAATAGAAGATCGTATTGATGATGCATTACAATACTGGCAAGATTATCACTTTGATGGTTTACAAAAAATTTACTATGTCCGCAGATTAACTTCTGGAGATGTCCAACAAAAATATTTGGATATGAGCCAAGTTCAAGACAGTTCCAATAATCATTTGGATGTCGTTGGTGTTACCAGAATATTTCCAATCTACGATTCACTTGCCACTTTTAATATGTTTGACCTGAGATACCAACTCCGATTGAATGAGTTGTATGACTTCACCTCTGCGTCCTACGTGAATTATACTTTGACCATGCAACACCTTAGATCTCTAGAGTTGATGTTCTCTGGAGAGACTCCTATTCGTTTCCAGAGACATATGCAGAAACTCTTTATCGAATGGTCTTGGGGAACTTCACAGGCACCAGTAGGAATGGTAGTGGTATCAGAGTGTTATGCCAATATTGACCCTTCCGTTTATAATAGAGTATGGAATGACCGTTGGATGAAAGAGTACACAACGGCATTAATCAAAAGAACTTGGGGAAATAACCTCAAGAAATTCTCCGGCTTACAATTGCCAGGTGGTGTCACAATGAACGGCGATAAAATCTATGAAGAAGCCGTTGGTGAAATAGAAAAACTAGAAACAGAAATGCAATCCGAATATGGTGCACCGCTAGAATGGTTTATGAATTAAATGCCAACCAATCTTTATTTCAACAACTACAATTCTAATGCAGAACAAAGGGTCATTGAAGATTTAATAGTTGAATCTATCAAGATCATGGGATTTGAGGCATTCTATTTGCCAAATGATAATGATATTGCAAGAGATTTATTATACGGTGAAGATCCTATTAAAAAGTTTCAATCTGCATATCCATTAGAAATGTATCTTTCTTCTGACCCATTGGATTACCAAGGTCAGCAAGAATTCTTTTCTAAGTTTGGTTTAGAAATTAAAGATTCTGTGAATGTTATGTTATCAAAACGTTCTTTTGCACAGAGAGTACCACAAACAATAATGACAAGACCCCGTGAAGGTGATCTTGTTTATGTGCCATTTTTAAATGGTACCGGCGAATTGTATGAAATTACTTTTGCAGAACAGTCGAAAGATTTTCATATGTTGGGCCGCAAACAACCATATTTCTATGAATTGAAACTAGAGAAATTCAAGTATTCACAAGAAGTCATTGATACTGGTACTGAAGAAATTGATGAGGTTGTTGAACAAAATGCATATACAATTAAATTGATTACTGGTGCAGGAACAGGCACATATGAATTAAATGAAATTGTATATCAATCAAACGATAACACTTTTGCAAATGCTACCTGTCAAGCTGTGGTACAAACTTGGTCACCAAATACTAGCATATTAACAATTACTACAATCAAAGGTACATTTGCAACCAATATGAGAGTTATCGGTCAAACCAGTAACGCACGGTATTTCTTAACATCATATGATCCATATTTGGATAATGTTGCAGATAGTTCTTATGGCAACAAAACAATTAAAACAGAATCAGATTCAATAATTGATTTCTCTGAATCTAATCCTTTTGGTAGTCTATAATGTCAGACATTACATACAATAGAGTTATAAGAAAATTGGTCGTAGGTTTTGGTAGCCTATTTGACAAGATTACACTTGTTCGCTATAATACAGACCGTTCAGAACAGCAAAGAGTATTGGTACCTTTGACTTATGCAACTAAAGAATTGTATGTTAGAAGATTAGAAGATGATCCTAATCTTCAGAAAAAAATACAAGTTGCTTTACCTCGTATGTCATTTGAAATGAATGGTTTAACATATGATGTAACAAGAAAACAAAATACAAATATAAAGCAATTTGCAAGAACTACCGAAGGTGTTGTATCTCAGTATAATCCAGTACCATATAATTTTGATTTTTCTCTATACGTTTATGTTCGTAATATGGAAGATGGTACACAAATTATAGAACATATACTTCCATATTTCACACCAGATTATACTATCAAATTAAATTTAATTCCAGAAATGGGTATTGTAAAAGAAGTACCTGTTATATTAAATAATGCAACACACGAAATAGTATATGAAGGTGATAAAAATTCTGAAACCAGAATGATCATATGGACATTAAACTTTACGGTTAAAGGATTTATATTTGGTAAGATATCTGATGTTGGTGGTTTAATTAATCATTCTATTACAAATATATTAACAAATATAACACCAGAAGATACTGTTATATTAAATATGGGTAATGTTGCCGCAATTGGAACAGGAACATATAAAACTGATGAAATTGTATATCAAGGTTATTCTTCAAGTTCTGCAACAGCTTCAGGAAAAGTAGTTGATTGGGAAAATAACAAATTATACATAAAAGAAATTGATGGTCATTTTGTGTCAAATAAACCTGTTGTAGGTGTTTTATCTGGCGCAAGTTATAATTTTAGTTCATATCAAGTAATGCCTAAGAGAATGTCTAAGATTGATGTATTTGCTGATTTGACAATGGACAATGATCTTGATCCATTGATGGATCAGAATGGTGCAACCATAGATAACAATCATAAGATAACAACAATTATTACAGAGAGTTAATAAAATGTCACAACAAATCATCAATGATGGAATAGTAGCTAATGATGGAACAGGCGATACGCTTAGAGAAGCAGCCATTAAAATTAATGATAATTTTACAGAACTGTATGCATCATTAGGTTTAAATGCTAACAATGATTTTGCAACAAATGTAGCCGTTCAATCAGCATTTTATCAAGCCAATGCTGCTTTTCTTCAAGCCAATGCTGCTTATATTCTTGCAAATACTGCCATTAATCTTGAAATTGCTGCAATAGAAAGAACAAATGCAGCGTTTGATCAAGCCAATATTTCTTTTGAATTTGCAAATTCAGCATTTAATCAAGCTAATTTGGCATATAATCAAGCTAACGCTTCGTATATAATTGCTGTTACAGCAAACAATCAGTTAGGTAATTTATATGTTGGTGGTGCAAATAACCAAACGATATATGGAAAATTATCTAATACTGATATCGTATTAACACCTAATGGAACAGGATTAGTTTCTGTTCCTGGAGTTAAAATTCCAATTGGTTCTCTCATACAAGGCACTTCTGCAATTGCAGTTGCCATTGCAGATTTAAATCTCAATAGTGTTTTAGATTTTTCAACTTCACCAGCAGATAATTTGATTATTGGTGATTATGGAATAAACAACGGCGTTTCTGGTTCAGGTACAGGTTGGTCTGTTTTACAATTAACAACGAATCCAGATCCAATACTGCAAATTGGTGATAATATAGTTGGTGCAGGAATTCCTTACCCATCTACAGTATTACATATTGGTACAGGTGCCAATGCTAACGTTGTTATCATTAACCAAACATTAAACAATTTACCTTTACCAGAATCAAATACACTTATTATAACAACTCGTAGCGTTGTTAACGCAGGCCTCTCATTAACGACAATTGCAAATACAGATATTACTCTTGCACCAGGCGCAAATGCAGATGTAATTTTAGGTAGTTCTATGCTACCTTTTGCAGACGATGTTTATGATTTAGGTTCACCATCTAAAAGGTTTAGAAGGCTTTGGTTGGGTGCAGGCACCATTTATATTTTAGATGAAACATTAGGCACAGATCAAGCAATTGGTGCAAGAGATGGAGATTTGTACATTGCAGGTGGTGCAGGTTTAAAAGTTGGTGAATTTAATTTACATGATAATGAACTTAAAATTAATAATCCATCGAGAGATATTTTAATTGGTGATCCAGGTGATACTGGTTTCATTCAATTTAGAAGAAAAATTCATGTAAGAGATGCAAACGATTCTTACGATTTATTTTCTGTAGATCCTCAAGGTCGTGTTGATATATCATCAGATATTACTTTAGATCCTACTAAATCAGCATTTAATATTATTGGATCCAGAGCTAGGAGTACTCAACCACCAAATAATTTAGGAGTGTTGTTACATCTAACAGGTTCAAGCACAAATCCAAGTCGTATTTACCATGACAGTTATGGTGTTGGCAATTATTCTGCTTTCATTGGTCGTCATGCTGAAGGCAATTCAGCCGTACCATTACAAACATCCGCAGGATCAATCGTTAGTCGTATTGGTGCAAATCCACATGATGGTACAGGATTTGCTTCAATTTCCACAGGCCGTATAGATTTTGTTGCATCTCAAACACAAACAACTTTAAACCGTGGAAATAGAATTGAACTGTGGACAACAGCAAATAATTCAACCACAATTGCAAAACGAATTGTAGTTGATGATGCCGGTTTAGAAGTTAAAACAGGTGGAATTAAGTTTGCAGACGGAACAACACAAAATACCGCAACTGCTCCTTATACTTACACTCTGCCAACCGCATCACAAGTAACACTTGGTGGTGTTAAAGTTGGTAATCGTTTAAGTATATTAGATGGTGTGTTGTCTGCTGATGCAGCTAATGTTACATCGGTTGCAGGCAAAACAGGTGCAGTTACATTATCATATACAGATATTTCTGGCTTAAGCACAGTTGCAAACACAGGTTCTTATAATGACTTAACAAATAAACCTACGCCATATTCTCTGCCTGTAGCCAATGCAACAACATTAGGTGGTGTTATTGTTGATGGTGGTATTGTTAATAATTCTGGAACAATATCAGTAACGCCACAAAGTATTGGCGCAGTACCTTCTGCAAATGTTGGTGTTGCTGGTGGTGTTGCATCATTGGATGGATCAGGATTAATTCCAACTTCACAATTGCCATTATCAGGTGCGATCACCTATAAGGGTGCTTGGAATGCTAACACAAATACACCTTCACTTTCAAATGGTTCAGGAACAGCTGGTTGGCAATACTCTGTTTCTGTAGCAGGAACTCAAAACTTTGGTGCTGGTAACATTACATTTAATGCTGGTGACTTTGTTATATACAACGGTTCTATTTGGGAAAGAGTTCCAACAGGTGCAACAGTTACTTCTGTACAAGGTCGTACAGGTGATGTTGTTGTAACAAAAGCAGATGTTGGCCTTGCAAATACAGAAAATAAAACAAGTGCAGCAATTAGAGCAGAGATTACATCATTAAACGTAACAAATGCACTTGGTTATACTCCTTACAATGCAACAAATCCATCTGGTTATATTAGTTCAGCTGTTACAACATTACAAACAAGTGGCGCTGGAATTTCTGTTAATCAATCGAACGGTGCAGTTACATTAACAAGCAATGCATCACCACTTGCAATACCATATACACTTGTTTTACGTAATGGTATAGGAGATACAAATGTAACATCATTGTTTGCAACAGACATTCATGTTGGCACACCAATTGTTACTGTGAATGGTGCGTTGATGCAAATCACGGCCAATGTGGATAGTTATGCACAAGTATGGCAACAAAACATTAATAATGGAACAGAAGCAAGTACAGATTATGTTGTAACAAACGATATTGGTACAGACTTAACACATTATGCAGACTTTGGTATTAATTCAAGTAATTATAGTGATCCAGATTTCACAATTACTGGACCAAACGATGGTTATGCATATGTTGAAGGTGGTGACTTTGTTATCGGTTCAACAACGAATGATGTTATATTCTTTACGAATGGCACACTTGCAAACAATGAAGCAGGTAGGATCAAATCAGGCAGATGGTTATTAGGTTCTGATAACGATGGCGTAAGTAAACTTCAAGTTACAGGTAAAGTTACTGCAACAGAGTTCTCAGGTCCTTTAACTGGTACTGTAACAGGTAATCTGTATGGTAATGCAAATACGGTAACAAATGGTGTTTATACATCTGGTTCTTATGCAAATCCATCTTGGATCACAAGTTTATCATATAGCAAATTAACAGATGTTCCTGCTGTTATTGATACTTACGCTAGAACAACAGCAAACACAGTTGCAAATTCTGTTGCGGTAATTCAAGGTGTAGATTTAACACAGAATACCAACATTACAAATGCAACCAATTTAGCACAAGCAGCATTTAATCAAGCAAACAATTCAATTGATTCTGTTGCTCGATCAACAGCCAATACTGCATCTTCAAATACAATCTATTTACAAGCTGTTAATAATAGCCAAAATACTAATATTACAAATGTAAGTAACTTAGTACAAAGTGCATTTGATAAGGCTAATGCAGCAGGTGTTGCAGCAAACACTCATTTAAGTATTTCTACAATTGGTGTTTTAGGTGATGGTTCCTTTACTGCCAATAGTGTTAATTCTGCAATTACATTGGCTGCAGGTGGTCGAATTGTAATGAATATTAGTAGCAATGTAATTACTGTTACGGATAATGCGAAACATTATAGAACTCACAGATGTAGAGATAGATTTGGTATATTTAAAACTGATATTGTTGCTGATCAACCAGAAGATAGTTTTGTTTTTGAAGAAGGATATGGAATTAATCTTTCAACAAATAATACAACAAAAACAATTACTGTTTCAAGAGATGCAGGAATTCGTGATGCAGGAACAGTTTCAAGTGGTACTTTAACTATTGATATGGCGAATGACAGAACAGTTATTGTAATTGCTGGTGGTAACTTTACTGTTGCATTTACAAATATTGCGCCAGGAAGAAACACTCGATTGGTTGTTAAAAATACATCTGGTGCTAGCTCCAGAACAGTTACAACTGGTGTTGTTAACGGCAATATGTCAAACGGTGATAATACCACAACAATAAATGTGACAAGATCAGGTTTCTTCAATTATGAATCATTTGGTACTACAACAACTGACTTATATTGTGGTGTGATGTTAGCATAATTAATAAATAAAATACTATGAGTGAATTTGATAAAAAAATGGAAGAAATATTTGATGTGACGCCAACGGTGCCAGAAGAAAAAAAGGCACCGATGGTGTTGCAACAACATTATAATGAGCCAGATTTAAAACAAGATTTGACTGATGCTTATCAGCAATCAAAAGAAAATCTACAAGGCATTATAGACCAAGGTAAAG